GGCTGTTTTACGCGTATGACAGGCTCCGGAAGACGGTTGTTGCGCACGTATTCGGTGAACGCACTATGGCGACGCTGGGGCGTCTTATGAGCCTGCTGTCACCCTTTGACGTGGTGATATGGATGACGGATGGCTGGCCGCTGTATGAATCCCGCCTGAAGGGAAAGCTGCACGTAATCAGCAAGCGATATACGCAGCGAATTGAGCGGCATAACCTGAATCTGAGGCAGCACCTGGCACGGCTGGGACGGAAGTCGCTGTCGTTCTCAAAATCGGTGGAGCTGCATGACAAAGTCATCGGGCATTATCTGAACATAAAACACTATCAATAAGTTGGAGTCATTACCGATTTTTGCAGCGAATACAGCAACACAACCGGACGGGCAACGGCTACGCGCTTCGCGTTCCGTCCAGGCGGTTACGTGGATGATTTGAGATTCTCCGGCACTCAGTGCCAGAAAACGCCACACAAAGGCCGTTTGTGTGTGTACAAGGTGTGGTATATGATTTACAGCAACCATAACGGCTCCTAGTTTACGTTGTTGGTTAGACGCCCCGTATGTGTTCCCAGCACTGCGGGGCGTTGCTCTTTGTATTTCAACAATCCTTTCGGTGTGTTTCATGTTATGAGCGCATGAAACACACGTCAAGGCTTTTTGTATTTCTTTTTTTGTGTATACTGAAACACACCGATGATTAGGAGTTTCAGAAATGGCAACGGCTAACAAAAACGCAAAATCACAACTGACAACTGTCAGAGTCCCACTAGATGTTATGCAAGGGATGGAATCCGTTAAGCTGGACGGTGAAAGCAATGCCGGATTTATCGTAACCGCCATGCGCGGAGAAATAGCCCGCCGCCAAGCAGAAGGCAGCGGAGAAAATCCCCTTGTGTCGTCACTGGATGCCCTGGCTAAGGTCGAACAAATCGGCATCAAAGCAGCCGAGGAGATCGGGCAACTCGTCACCGTCGCGCGTGAAGAACTCCAGCGACGCAAGGTCAAAGAGCATGAATAGCCAATATCAGCGCCATAGTTTGAGGAACGCAGGCGCATTGCTTTACAGGACAGCACCATGAGCGACACAGAATCAACCAAAACACCATCACCAACTCGTAAGAGACGACGCAAAAATATAGCGCATGAACATGAATCAGAAAGATTCGCACCTTGTTCGTTTGCTCTTGAGAAATTCCTTAAAGAGCACAGGAAAAAGCTCTCGTTGCAAACCTTGGAACGAACCAAATCTGACTGATCACATTGCCCACCAGCCGCAAATGTGGCATTGTTGGTGATGCTTTTGTTTTCCCTTGTTCCCACTGGCGACCCTTTTGCGGTCGCCTTTGTTTTGTCACTGAATGCGGTTACCAAAGTAAAACTCAGGCTGATATTCACGTATCAGCGTTTTTTCTTCTTCCTCCAGCTCACGCTTTTTGCGCTTACATGCCTGTAGCTCCCTCCCCTTCTCGCTGGCACTTATTTGATATTGCTCTTTACGGCGGGGAAAAACCTGTAATGCACCCCACGGGATACCATAAGTCCCCGTTTTTCTGATACCTGGTATCACATTTCTGAATACCCAGTTACTGAAACGATGAGCAAATGTGCCAGGCGTCGTTGCTTTGCGGCTGCGGGCTATTAGTTTGTAGAAACCTGACTCAGAGATAATTCTCATATTCTGATTTCCTCCTGGGGTGTAAGTTAAATTTACTCCCTTTTCATCATCATCAAGCATCTGCAACGCCGTACGCGAATTGGTTAGTTCCAGCGCAGCACAAACATCTTTTGCAACAAACCACGGATCGCCGTTCAGATACACCACACGAACGTTCACACTATCAAAGCGCAGAACGACGAGATCACGAATATCGCAGAATTTTTTCACTGGACGAGCGTACCCCTTGCCCGTCACGGCAATATTTTTATTCATCGCGTTTTTACCTTATAGACAAAAAACCCCTCGTGATGAGGGGCATTATTTACTGGTTATTGCTGTTTTGTTTTTCCAGGTTTCCACCCAGGATGCCACTCACCACGGATCCATGCCTGAACCTCTGAAAGTCGATACCCTGCAGCACGTTCACCGATCTTGATACGTCGCGGGAATTTACCTGCCTGCTCCATTTTCCAGCGTGTTGAGTTTGCCAGCGTGGTAAGTGCTATGCACTCTTTTTCACGAATGAACCGATCAATGTCCTTCATTGTGCGCAAATCGTTTTCATCAACAAGAGAATAAATTGCCATATCACACCACCTCTTTATTAAGCTCGATAACGTTGTTGTTAAATCCTGCTATCGTATTAAGGTAATTAACCCACATATTAAGCACCTCAAGTTTTTTCTTTATATGCCTGCTTTTATTGTAAACACCAGCAACCCCTTTCACTTTATGACCTAAAAGAAGTTCGACAATATAAGGATCCGCCCCCATATCATTAAGCGTAGTGGAAAATGTGCGCCTGAAATCATGTATGCACCACAAGCCATTAGTATCATGACCAAGACGCCTGCATATTCTGTTTGCAGCCCCTGTTATTGTCGCCCTTTGCAAAGCACAACCGACAACATAACCGCGATTTTTTGTTTCTGCGTAAAGATTAACGATCCATTGTTTTATTCCGTCAGGAACAGGCCTTACTATAGCCTCCTTGTTTTTGCTGTGCTCTTTTGGGACTGTCCATACCCAGTTTTTTAAATCCCATTCGTCCCAGGTGGATAGCCTCGCCTCCTGCTGTCGGCAACCAAACACCAGGCAGATAACCATTATTCTTCGGTTATATATTGATGACAGAGTTAGCAAATTATTACCGTAAGCATAAGACCATACATCAGCGGTTTCATTGATATTAAGAACGCGATCCCTTATACCGGATGAGCGCCCGACATAACTTACGTTAATATCTCCAAAGGGATCGCACGCGATGTATTGCCTGACGCGACAAAAACGCAACGCCTGTTTGATATCAAGAAAAATTGCACCAGACATAACAGGCGCATTTTTTTTGATCCTGTCAAAGACGGTAAGCCATGTGTGTAATTTGCACTGTTCTATAGCCATATCACCGATATAGGGGAAGATATGCTTTTCAAATCGTTTTATTAAATATTCATGCTCTTTTCTGGCTGTTGTGGCGTGATTGTCGTACCAGTAAAACAGCGCATCCCTTACGGTCACTGGTTGCATAGTTTTTTCGGCAGCAAGTTTTATTTGCCTGCGGGGGTCCAGATTTTCAGCCAGCCATTCACGGCACTGATCACGCATGCGCCTGGCCGTTGCAAGAGACATGTCAGGATAGCGACCAAGTGTAAGCCATACCGGAGGGGATTCCCTGCCACCAAGACGATAGTAAAAAACAAAGCTGATCCCCCCAACCATGCTTACACGCACAGACAACCCGCGCCCATCCGCTATTGTTTTTTGTTTGTCCTGCCGTTTTCCGACAAGACTCTTTAACAGTTTGTCACTGAGTTTGTTTTCAATAGCCATTAAAAGCCCTCAAGAGATTTGCAATACACACCCATCCCGATCGCCAATTTGCAATACACATTGCAATACACAAAACCGCGAAAAACTGGAAGGGTGATGAACGGTCATCAAAAGCATGGAAAACGACATTCCAGACGCAGCAAGGGTTTCAGTGGAGTTGGCGAACGATGCGGGCAACTACGGTGAGATGATAGACATAAATCGCCTTCACAATGGCGCTCTGCAGCTGCGTGTTCTGCAGCGTGTCGAGCATCTTCATCTGCTCCATCACGCTGTAAAACACATTTGCACCGCGGGTCTGCCCGTCCTCCACGGGTTCAAAGACGTGAATGAACGAAGCACGACCGCCGGGTAACTCGCGGGGTATCCATGTCCATTTCTGCGGCATCCAGCCAGGATACCCGTCCTCGCTGACGTAATATCCCAGCGCCGCACCGCTGTCATTAATCTGCACACCGGCACGGCAGTTCCGGCTGTCGCCGGTATTGTTCGGGTTGCTGATGCGCTTCGGGCTGACCATCCGGAACTGTGTCCTGAACAGCCGCGATGAACTGGTATCCCAGGTGGCCTGAACGAACAGTTCACCGTTAAAGGCGTGCATGGCCACACCTTCCCGAATCATCATGGTAAACGTGCGTTTTCGCTCAACGTCAATGCAGCAGCAGTCATCCTCGGCAAATTCTTTCCATGCCGCTTCAACCTCGCGGGAAAAGGCACGGGCTTCTTCCTCCCCGATGCCCAGATAGCGTCAGCTTGGGCGATGACTGAGCCGGAAAAAAGACCCGACGATATGATCCTGATGCAGCTGGATGGCGTTGGCGGCATAGCCGTTATTGCGTACCAGATCGTCTGCGCGGGCATTGCCACGGGTAAAGTTGGGCAGCAGGGCTGCATCCACACTTTCACTCGGTGGGTTCCACGCCCGCAACTGCCCACCAAATCCGCTGCCACCGCCGTGATAACCGGCATATTCGCGCAGCGATGTCATGCCGTCCGGCCCCAGAAGGGTGGGAATGGTGGGCGTTTTCATACATAAAATCCTGCAGGTCCCCTGCGTCGCTGTGTCATGCCGGTCTGCACTTCCAGCTCTGCAATATATTTTTTCAGGTCAGACACGGAAGTGGCCGTAAACTCCACCCTTCGTCCGTCTTTCTGTACTGTTGCCACCCGTTTACCTGTCATCAGGTCATGCAGTGCCGCACGGGCAGCGGCAAGTTCTTCCTGTCGCGTCATTCATCCTCTCCGGATAAGGCACGGGCGTAATCTGCCAGTGTTTTCTTGTTGGTTGCTGCACCATCCTCTTCCTGCAGGCTCGCCAGCAGTGCGCTGAGATCCAGCTGCCAGCGGGAAATACTGATACGGAGCGCCGCCAGCGCATAAACGAAGCAGTCGAGTGCCTCATTGCGTCGCTTTTTGCTGTCCCACAGTATTTTTTTCCTGCCATCCACCCATTTTTCGACCTGCTCTTCGGCAGTCAGCTGCTGCGCTTCGGTCAGATCAAAAATATCCGGGTTATTCGGGAAGTGAACGGCACCGGGAAGCGGTTCATCCCCTTCCGGCGTCAGTGTGAAGCGGTTATAAATCTGCTCTTTCGCGGTATCCGTACCAATTTCGGTAAGATAAACCCCGTTTTTGTTTCGCTTACGAGGCATGCTGGCCACCGGCTTTCCGTAGACAGATGCCCCTTTAATGGGGATCACCCGGAACAGCCCATGCTTTTTCGAGCGTTCATACACAATGGTCGGGTCAATCCCGCCAATATCCCAGCAGATACGGGATACCGACATTTCTGCACCATTCCGGCGGGTATAGGTTTTATTGATGGCCTCATCCACACGCAGCAGCGTCTGTTCATCATCGTGGCGGCCCATAATAATCTGCCGGTCAATCAGCCAGCTTTCCTCACCCGGCCCCCATCCCCATACGCGCATTTCGTAGCGATCCAGCTGGGAGTCGATACCGGCAGTCAGGTAAGCCACACGGTCAGGAACGGGCGCTGAATAATGCTCTTTCCGCTCTGCCATCACTTCAGCATCCGGACGTTCACCGATTTTCGCTTCCCATGTCTCACCGAGCGTGGTGTTCACGAAGGTTTTACGTTTTCCCGTATCCCCTTTCGTTTTCATCCAGTCTTTGACAATCTGCACCCAGGTGGTGAACGGGCTGTACGCCGTCCAGATGTGGAAAGTCACACTGTCCGGCGGCTCAATCTCTTCACCGGATGACGAAAACCAGAGAATGCCATCACGAGTCCAGATCCCGGTCTTTTCGCAGATATAACGGGCATCAGTGAAGTCCAGCTCCTGCTGGCGGATGACGCAGGCATTATGTTCGCAGAGATAAAACACGCTGGAGGGATCATCCGGCGTCCATTTGAGGCCAAACGGCGTCTCTTTGTCGCCAAATTTAAGGTACTGCTCCTCCCCGCAGTGCGGGCAGGCAACATGAAAACGCATAAAATGCGGGGATTCACTGGCAGCACGCTCAATCTGGCAGGTGCCTCTCACTTTGGGCGTGGAGCCACGGATGGACTTTGGCCAGACCGAGCCTTCAATACGCTTGTCGCCCAGGAACGTCGGAGAGCCTTCCTGTTCAATATCATCATCAAAGGCAGCAAGTTCATCATACCCCGCCACATCCACTGACTTTTCACGGTAGTTTTTTGCCGCTTTACCGCCCAGGCACCAGAAGCCACGCCCATTGGTGAAACGCTTCATGGTGAGCGTGTTATCCCGGTGCTTTTTGCCATACCACGGGGCCAGCGCCAGCAGCGACGGAATATCGCGGATGGTCGGCTCAACGTGGGTTTTCATAAAGTTCTCGGCATCACCATCCGTCGGCAACCAGATAAGGGTGTTGCGCTGCTTATGCTCTATGAAGTAGGCATAAACACCCAGCAGCATTTTGGAATAACCGACACGGGCAGACTTCACCACATTTACCTCGCGGATGTAGTCGCTGCCCATCGCATTCATGATGGCCCGCTGAAAGGGCAGTGTTTCCCAGCGCCCTTCCTGGTATGCGGATTCTTTCGGGAGATAGTAATTAGCATCCGCCCATTCAACGGCGGTCTGTGGCTCCGGCCTGAACAGTGAGCGAAGCCCGGCGCGGACAAAATGCCGCAGCCTGTTAACCTGACTGTTCGATATATTCACTCAGCAACCCCGGTATCAGTTCATCCAGCGCGGCTGCTTTGTTCATGGCTTTGATGATATCCCGTTTCAGGAAATCAACATGTCGGTTTTCCAGTTCCGGAAAACGCCGCTGCACCGACAGGGGGATCCCGTCGAGAATACTGGCAATTTCACCTGCGATCCGCGACAGCACGAAAGTACAGAATGCGGTTTCCACCACTTCAGCGGAGTCTCTGGCATTCTTCAGCTCCTGTGCGTCGGCCTGCGCACGCGTAAGTCGATGGCGTTCGTACTCAATAGTCCCTGGCTGCAGATCTGTCTCGCTGGCCTGCCGCAGTTCTTCAACCTCCCGGCGCAGCTTTTCGTTCTCAATTTCAGCATCCCTTTCGGCATACCATTTTATGACGGTGGCAGAGTCATAAAGCACCTCATTACCCTTCCCACCGCCTCGCAGAACGGGCATTCCCTGCTCCTGCCAGTTCTGAATGGTACGGATACTCGCACCGAAAATGTCAGCCAGCTGCTTTTTGTTGACTTCCATTGTTCATTCCACGGACAAAAACAGAGAAAGGAAACGACAGAGGCCAAAAAGCCCGTTTTCAGCACCTGTCGTTTCCTTTCTTTTCAGGGGGTGTTTTAAATAAAAACATTAAGTTACGGCGAAGAAGAACGGAAACGCCTTAAACCGGAAAATTTTCATAAATAGCGAAAACCCGCGAGGTCGCCGCCCCGTAACCTGTCGGATCGCCGGAAAGGACCCGCAAAATGATAATAATTATCATCTGCATGTCACAACGTGCATCTACGCCATCAAACCACGTCAAATAATCAATTATGACGCAGGTATCATATTAATTGATCTGCATCAACTTAACGTAAAAACAACTTCAGACAATACAAATCAGCGACACTGAATACGGGACAACCTCATGTCAACGAAGAACAGAACCCGCAGAACAACAATCCGCAACATCCGCTTTCCTAACCAAATGATTGAACAAATTAACATCGCTCTTGATCAAAAAGGGTCCGGGAATTTCTCAGCCTGGGTCATTGAAGCCTGCCGCCGGAGACTGTGCTCAGAAAAAAGAGTTTCTCCTGAAGCAAACAAAGAAAAGAGTGACATTACTGAATTGCTCAGAAAACAGATCAGACCAGATTGAAGCAATTTAGATAATCGTGCAGACTACGCCCCTCATATCACATGGAAGGTACTACAATGGCTCAGGTTGCCATTTTTAAACAAATATTCGATAAAGTGCGAAATAATTTAAACTATCACTGGTTTTATTCTGAACTAAAACGTCACAATGTCTCACATTACATTTACTATTTAGCTACAGAGAATATTCATCTTGTTCTTGAAAACGATAATACGGTTTTAATAAAAGGACAGGGTAAGGTTGTAAATGTAAGATTTTCAAAAAATAAATGCCTTATAGAAGCCACCTTAAAAGGATTCAAATCAGGAGAGTTATCATTTTACGAATACAGGAAAAATCTTGCTACTGCAGGGGTTTTCAGATGGATTACAAATATCCACGAAAACAAAAGGTATTACTATACCTTTGATAATTCATTACTCTTTACTGAGAACATTCAGAACACTACACAAATATTTCCGCACTAAATCATAACGTCCGGTTTCTTCCGTGCCAGAACCGGACTCGCTGGCATGATGAAATATGTGTACCCGGTAACCCCGGTGTGCATCGTTTTTGATTATTCCCACACACTCGCGCAGAAGGAGTTCCCCGTCGGGCTACGGTCTCTGTTAATACGGGAATACGGCGACGATACAGCGCATGATGTGTCAGGCTTGAATACCTTTATCCTTTAAAAGGGATATCAGTTAAGTTATCCCGTGTAGGGTATAAGCCATTATCAAGCCCACCCGTAGATAGGCTTTGTAATGGCTACTTCGCTTTTGCTTCCGCTCGCTTACGCCGGCGCTCTTCTTTCCTCTCGGCTTTTGCCATGTCCATGAATGCCTGCATGATCGAGTTCCGCATCATGTAGCTAACAAAGTGATGATTGACACAGCCGTTGAGGCGCAGCTGCTCGCCAAACTCATCCACCGAGGACAATGCTTCCATCATGCCCTTCTCACCTTTCATGAACTCTGAGAAGTCACGCCCCGCTCTGGAGGCGCATTCAATGACACGATCACTCATCCCGGAAGCCCGGGGATCGTAATCTGCAGCTGGTTAGCCAGGGAGTTAATCTCAGCGACCAACACTGGCTTCGTATAGCGCCATGCCGCCAGCCCTTGTCCGCAGAAGCTCGCCATATCTTTTTTCTGATCAAACTCATGACACTTCATATTGAGCTGTGCACTTAAGCTGTTGCGATGCTGAAGTTCTCCGGTGAAGTAGTCATCCAGGACTTTATAGGCTGCATATTTAAATCCGGGGTTTAACCAAGCCGCATAATCGTAAGCAACAAACTTCCCGCCATATGTTCCACCGTGTACACCGCGCTCAGTAAAAACCACAGATTCGTGGTTTTTCTCCAGCTCGGCTAAGAACTCTTTGGTCTGCTTGTTTCGCAGGTAGTGGTAAGGCGATTCAGATTCACTTTTACCACTGGCTTTCCACATATCAGTGAGGCAGATCATGCCATCTTCACCGATACGAATTGCTTGATTGAAGAGGGTTAATGATTTCATAGCGTGTACCTACTCTTTGAAATGAACCTTTGCCGCACAGGAAACCAGCCCACCGAGGCTCGCCAGCACTAACTGGTATCCTCAAAGGCCCATTCCAAAGGGGCAGGTTCGGTGTAAAAAACATGCGTTGCGGTACGCATTTATTGCAAAAAGCCCCGCATCGCGAGGCTCATTAAATGGACTTTGTGATTTGCAAAAAAATTATTTCAGGCATTGCGTCCTGATGTATTCCTGCAGGTAGTTAACCTGCGCGGTTATCTTGTCGATTCCACTTCGGAGACGGTAATAATTGAGTTCAGCATCTGCTGTAAGTCCTGGGCTTTCTCCATCGCCCATGCCGCTGGCTCCGGTCGTTGACTTTGCACAGGTGGCGGCGACTTGCAGGCGCTTACGCCCAGCAGAAACATCAGCACGGAGACTTTCGATAGTCGCGTTAGCATCAGCAAGCTCCTTTGTGTATCTTGCGTCGAGTTCTGCTACATCACGTTGACGCTTCCGCATGTCAGCGATGGTGGCGTTCGCCTTCTCCAGTTCACTGGCCTTGTTATCGCGCTGCTCCTTGTAGGCGATTGCGTTATCACGGTAATGATTAACAGCCAATGACAGGCAGACGATGATGCAGATAACCAGAGCGGAGATAATCGCGGTTACTCTGCTCATTGTTTCCCCCACAAACAGACTTCACGCTCAATCTCACGGCGAGTCATCAGTCCTTTCCATTGATTACCGCCAGCGTATGTCCAGCGCCGTAGCTGATCACATGCGCCTTTAATATCACCCTGGTTTATTTTGCGAAGAAGCGTCGATGTTCTGAAATTGCCAGCACCCACGTTGTAGACGAACGAGTAAAGAGCGCCGCGCGTTGTTTCCGGTATATCGACTTTGATGTACGGGTTAATTTGTCTGGCGACAGTGGCAAGGTCTTTATTCAAGAGTGCTTTGCATTCTGCTTTGGTATACGTTTTACCGAGCATGATGTCTTTTCCTGTATGCCCGTGACATACAGTCCATACACCAACAATATCTTTGTATGGTATGTAGCTGACACCCTCCAGACCATCGTTACCACTTGAGCCAGTGATTAACACTGATGCTATAGCAATTGCTCCGCCACCAATAGCAGCAGCAACGGCTTTTCGTAATGATGGAGGCATTATTCACCTCTCGCAGCCTTGCGCTTATCTTCTTTAATCTTGAAATAAAGGTTTGTCAGGTACGTCAGCAGGCCAAATACCA